CGGTAGGGTGAGTCTTATCCATCAGCTGTGGCTGGTAATAGTGGAAGAGTGTTGGAGAGTGGAGAGACCTATGCAAGCAGGCTGTAGTCCAAGTGAAGGACCTTGGCTCGGCCTCGCGAGCTGACGCTGGTGAAGACCGGGGCGTGCGCCTGTTCCTGCAGGCAGACCAGTTCCGCGCCAGTCAGTCCGTACCGTTCGAGGACAGCTTCGTTCGTGAAGTGACGCATTTCGGTGCCGACCGCCCAGTCCATCTGATTGTAGTGATGGCTGACATCTCTTTCGAGCTTGGTGGTGGTGGCTACAGCTGCTCGCATTGCGTCTAGTAGGGGGTACGATGCTCTCGGTGAGAACGAGCGGAGCAAAGAGGCTTGAAAAGCCTTAGCCCGCTCTCTGAGGTCACCTCTTCCGGGGAGATCTCCTTTGCAACGCCCGGAGGCCCTGAATATGACGCCTGGATTGAGTAGGGGCCGCCAGACTCCTGAAGTGTCTCGCACGGGGGAGTGCTTCAGGAACTGGAGGTGTATCGGGGAGTCAAACGCGTCAGAGACGGTGACTTCATATCCTACTGTGGCTATCGCTCTTTTTATATCTTCCGCCGTTGTCGGCTTATGTTTCGCTAGGGCGGTGCTTATGAGTATGCAGGCCCAGTCGTTGATGTATGTGGTTAATGTCGAACCAGAGAAGAGTACTGCACGAAGTGGCTTGAGCCTAACTTTCTGCTTCTTGTTCTCTGGGTTGACTATGGTGATTATTTGTTCGCATTGTTTGATTAAAGACCTCATCGTGTCTAATGCGGAGTCTGTGAGCCCTGTGGTCAGGAGCTCGAACAGTTCTGGGGTGTGAGAGGTGTCGCACTTCTTGATGTCTATGTTGAAGTACTTCACCCCCGTAGGAGTCCTAATGGAATAGCAGGAGTCGTCTGAGAAATAGATGAAGGTGGAATGTCTGGTGGGGTCCATGAGTTGAAGGAAGGCTGAAGTGAGTGAAGCTTCGGTGGGCTTGGCACAAAACCGAGCAGTCAGGCCTTCCATCTCGAAGGGTGTCTCCTCGAGCTTGCGTTTGAGGATCTTGGTGAGGAACGCCCCCTGTAGAGAGTCCATGACTCCGAAGTCCCCGATGCCGCGAGGCATTTTTCCTTGCTTGCAGACCTCGTAGAGTTTCATCTTGTACCCTCGCCTGCGGTCGTCCGTCCAGGTGTCGTTCATATCCCTCCCTATCTCCAGCAACTCCGCCATCCCTGCGACTCTGAGGGCGAGCTTGTCGTGGGGATCGCGATAATGCAGTCGCGCTTCCATGAAGGTGCCAAGCCAGTCG